GAGGTCGAGAAGCTCAAAGCCATGCCCGCTGCGGGCAAGGCGCTGCTCAAGGTCATGGCCATTTCCAAATCTGACGACTCACCCGAGCTGCTCGGTGAGGACACGCAGAAAGTGGCCCCCGTGGTGGATGCCAAGGGGCAGGTCAATGATGCTGCATCGTTGATCAAATTCATCCATTCCCGTGGCGGTGCCATCGTTCGGTGACACCAAAAAGTTCAAACAACCCTGTTTCTTGAAGGAGAACAATCATGGGTGCAAACACTACCGCCGAAACTCTTGAGCTGCTGAAAGTGGCTCAGTCCAAGCCGGACGACATCATCAAATCGTTCGTCCAGCCTGGCAGCGCAACCACGGGCCTGCAAGCCTACAACCTGGAAGCGCCTTCCAAAAAGCTCTACCCCATCCTGACCCCGCTGCGCAATTCCATTCCGCGCGTGGGCGGTGGCTTTGCCATCCAGGCCAACTGGAAGGCGATCAACAACATCAACGTGTCCAACGTGCGCGCGGGTGTGTCTGAGGGTCAACGCGGTGGCGTCATCAACTACGCCATGACCGAGAACATGGCCGCCTTCCGTGGCTATGGTCTGGAAAACAACGTGACCTTTGAGGCCAACTACGCCTCCAAAAACTTTGAGGATGTCAAGGCGCTGGCCGTCCAGCAGACCCTTGAGGCCCTCATGGTTCAAGAGGAGCGCCTGATCCTCGGTGGCAACACCTCCGTGTCCATGGGCACGACCCCGACCCCCAGCGCAACGGGCAGCACCACCGGCGGCACTCTGGCCAACGGCAGCTACTCGCTGATCTGTGTGGCCCTGGGCCTGCAAGCCTACCTGGACACCGTGGGCGTGAACAACGGCAGCACCGGCCAGTACTTTGACGCCGCGACCGCTACCGTGCCTGGCGCGATCACCCGCACCAACGCAGACGGCTCCACCGACACGTTCGGCGGCGGCTCTGCGGCCAAGTCGGCTGCGGCCAGTGTTAGTGTGGCCTCCGGCTCCACCGGCTCCGTCACGGCCACCGTGACCGCTGTGAACGGTGCTGTGGGCTATGCCTGGTTCTTCGGTGCCTCCGGCTCGGAGAAACTGGTGGCTGTCACCAGCGTCAACAGCGTGAGCATCACCGCTGCTGCTGCTGCGGGCGCCCAGGCTGCCTCCACCCTGTCCGGCGACAACTCCACCTCGTCCCTGGACTTTGACGGCCTGCTGTACCAAGCCTTCAAGAGCGGCTCCAACGCCTACAAGAAGGTCATGGCCACCGGCAACACTGGCCTGACTTCTGACGGCGCTGGCGGCATCGTGGAGTTTGAAGAAGCCTTCGTGTACTTCTACAACCGTTACCGCCTGTCTCCGACCGTGGCATACGTCAGCTCGCAAGAGTTGGTGAACATCACCAAGAAGATCGTGGCCAACGGCGGCGCTCCGCTGCTGCGCTTGACCATGGCTGCCGACAACCAAGGCACCATCCAGGCCGGCGTGGTCGTGGGTCAATACCTCAACAAGGTGACCGGCCAGCAAGTGGCGATCGCAGTGCATCCCAACCTGCCTGCCGGAACCATCATGTTCTGGACTGCCTCGCTGCCCTACCCGTTGAGCAATGTTTCCAACGTGAACCAGATGCTCATGCGTCAGGACTACTACCAGCTTGAGTGGCCCCTGAAGACCCGCAAGTATGAGTACGGCGTCTACGCTGATGGCGTGCTGCAAAACTATGCCCCGTTCTCGATGGGCATCATCAGCAACATCGCCAACGGCTGATAGTTGTCTCCAAAGGGCAGTTGCCCTTGGGGCGAGGTTCAAAAGGCCTCGCCCCTTTTTTGGAGATGCAGGAATAACAGGAGGATCGCATGGCAAAACTCAAAGCTCCCAAAGGTGTGTGCAGCTTCACGCATGACGGCGTGGAATACGAGGTCAAGCGCGCGCGCATAGACGTGCCGGCCGAGGCTGTGGCAGTCGCCCTGGCGCACGGCTTCATCGCGCTTGATGAAGCGCAGCCGGATGCTGGCGAGGACGAGCAGCCCGCTGAGCAGCCCGCTGAGCAACCGCAGGAGTAATGCGCCATGGCAGTCATTGACCTTGCCAGTGTCGAGCAAGTCAAGGGCTACCTCGGCATCAACAGCAATGCAGATGACCCGGTGCTTGAGCGCCTGGTCACGTCTGCATCTGGCTACATCCAGCACTGGCTCAACCGTGATCTGGGCCAGGAAGCCTATACGGACACGGTCAACGGCAACGACAGCGACACCATGTTGTTCCGCAACTGGCCCGTCACGGCCGTCACTGCGGTGTCAATCAACGGCCAGGCCATTCCGGCCAGCACCAGCTCTTTTGCGCCGGGCTACATCAACGACAGCCAGGCCGTCTACCTGCGCGGCCACCGCTTCACGCGCGGGCGCTTGAATGTGGTTATCACGTACACGGCGGGCTACACCGATGCAAACCTGCCCGCAGAGATCACGCAGGCCTGCATTGAGATGATCGCCCTGCGCTACCGCGAGAAAGACCGCATCGGCCTGTCCAGCAAGGGCTTGGCGGGCGAGCAGATCAACTTCTCGGGCAAAGACATGGCGGACAGCACCCGCCACATTCTGGAGCAGCACAGAAAGGTGTGGCCGGGATGATCACCGGAGAGGTCAAGAACCCCACCGCCGTGCCGAATGCGATGCGCCAGGCCGCCGGCCAGGTCAACTCGGCTCTGGATCGCGCGGTGCTGAGCTTGGCTATCAAGATGACCGGCCTGGTGAAACAGAAACTTTCCGGCGACGTGCTCAAGGTGCGCACCGGACGGCTGCGTCGGTCAATCCACTACGAGCTGGACAAGCAGTCCAACCGGGTGACGGCCACGGTGGGCACCAACGTGGAATACGCCAAGACGCATGAGCTTGGCTTGACCATCCCGGCGCACATTATTCAGCCCAAGCGGGCCAAAGCGCTGCGCTTTGAAATGGGCGGCCGGATCGTCTTTGCCAAGCGGGTGAACATGCCCGCCAAGAAAATGCCCCAGCGCAGCTTCCTGGAGGCGAGCCTGCGCCAGATGGCGCCGGAGATTCAAGCAACGCTGCTGCAAGAGGTGGGCGGCCAATTGCGCCGCGTCATCATGGAGGGCACGCAATGAACCGCGAGGCGATCTATTCCGCCCTGTTCAAGCAGCTCCAGAAGATGGACGGCGTGGAGACGTTCTCGCGCATCTTGGCGCACTGGGACGATGTCAGCGCAACCATGCAGCCAGCGCTTTACATGACAGTGGTGTCGCAGCTCGCGGAACAGGTTACTGGATTTCCGACCAGGTATCAATTGGATGCCAAGGTGTGGATTTATACTCACAGGGACACTGACGGCGTGGTGCCATCGGTGCAAATCAATCAAATTTTGGACGAGCTGGAAGCGGCGCTTGCACCGCCACCCGGCCCGTCATTCAAGCAAACCCTTGGCGGCCTGGTGGAGCACTGTTGGATCAACGGTGAGATCCAGACCGATGAGGGAACGCTGGGGAATCAGGCGGTGGCAATCATCCCGATTCGCATGTTGGTAGTGGCCTCATAAGGAGAGGAAATCATGTCTCAATTTGTTTTTGGCTCTGGAATTTTGTGGGGCACTCCGTCAACGGATGCTGCTGGCAACGCGGTTGCAAACCCCACCCCCGTTCAATTCGGCACTCTGCAAGATGTGTCGGTGGACATTTCTTTCGAGAACAAGACCCTGCACGGTCAAAACCAGTTTGCCGTGGCCGTTGGTCGCGGCAAGGGCAAGATCACTGGCAAGGCCAAGTTTGCGCAGATGAATGGTCTGCTGCTGAACAGCTTGTTCTTCGGGCAGACGATGACCGCCGGCATCATCAGCGACGTGTACGACACCACGGGCAGCGCAATCCCCGCGTCCAGCCCGTACACCATCACGCCCACCGCGCCCAGCTCGGGCACCTGGTCTGCTGACCTGGGCGTGCGCGATGCCACCGGCCTGCCGATGGTTCGCGTGGCCTCGGCTCCGGCCGCTGGACAGTACAGCGTCGCCGCTGGCGTCTACACCTTCGCTTCTGCCGATCAAGGCAAGACCGTGTTCATCAATTACCAATACACGGCCAGCAGCACGACTGCGCAGAAGTCCACCGTGCAGAACGTCATCATGGGCTACGCCCCCAGCTTCAAGGTTGACCTCTACACCCCGTTCCAGGGCAAGAGCTTGATCCTCACGCTGAACAACGCCATCAGCACCAAGCTGACGATCGCCACCAAGCTGGACGACTTCGCAATGCCTGAGTTTGACTTTGAAGGCTTCGCGGACGGTTCCGGCCAAGTGATGACCTACGCGCTGACCGAGCGTTAATCCTCTACCGTCAACCAGAAAGGACAATCCATGACTGCCACTCCGAAGGTTAAGGGGGTGCAGGTTGAGTTTGCAAACGGGTCGGTGCTTACCGTGCCGCCGTTGAACTTGGCCTCTGTTGAAGTGTTGCATGAGCGCTTGTCGCGATTCTCGGGAGGGCTGGACAAAGACAGCATCGGCCTGGTGATCGACGCGACCTTGATGGCGCTGCAACGCAACTATCCGGACATGACGCGCGATCAAGTGGTCAACGAGCTGCTTGACTTGAGCAACATGGAGGATGTCATGCAGGCAGTCATGGATGTCTCTGGGTTGAGGCGCAAGGAGCAGGAGAAGGCGCTGGGGGAAGCTCCGG